GCATTGAAGTTCATGCAACATCCAAAAGCCACAGGAGTTATTTTCAGAAAGACTTCTAAGCAACTAACAGCACCGGGTTCTATCTTCTCCGAAGCTGTAAGTATGTATAGTTCGATCTATACTACAGGTTTAAAGATAAGATATAGAGACACAGAGATTCAGTTTCCTAACGGGGCTGTTCTGAAGTTCTCGCACTTGCAGCACACATCAGATATGTATAGCTGGAAGGGCGCGCAGTTGTCGTTCTGTGCTTTCGATGAAGCTACTGAATTTGAAGAGCAAGCTATTGTTTATTTGCTGTCTCGTATGCGTAATGCTCACGTAGATTATAGTCCACAATTGTTCTTGCTGACTAATCCAGATTACCATTCGTTCATGCGATACTGGATTCAAGATTTTTATCTTGATCCCACCACAGGAATTCCACTTCAAGAGAAATCTGGAGTTAAGCGATATTTCTTTAGATCTGGCAATACGATGCTCTGGTATAATAGCTTAGAAGAAGCTGAAGCTATTCATGGTAAAGGCAGTGAATCAGGGATTACTTCGTTTACGTTTATACCTGCAACATGCAGAGATAACCCTCCATTGCTGAAAGCACAGCCTGATTACATCAGCAGATTAATGTCGCTTCCTCGCGTAGAAATGGAACGACTGCTACTAGGCTCATGGTTTGCTCGTGCAGAGTCCTCTGGTTTGTTTAAACGAGAATGGATTACTCTAGTTGAGCATCCAAATGGTAGAGCAAAACAAAGAGTAAGAGCATGGGATTTTGCATTCTCAAAGCCATCAGAACAGTCTCCAAACCCTGACTGGACTCGTGGTGTACTAATGTCTAAAGATCCATCGAAAGTCTATACAATCGAGGATGTTGTTGGGCTTCGAGACAGAGTACACAAAGTAGAAGAACTTATATTTAATACTGCAATTTCTGACGGGCAAGATGTCGTAATTTCTATACCACAAGACCCTAATGCAGCAGCAGCAGCCTATGCAAGAGATTTACAGCGTAGGTTAGGTGAGATGGGTTATCTATGCAAATTACAACGACCTGTAAAATCTAAAGTTACCAGATTTGCACCATTCAGTAGTGTAGCACAAGCAGGCTTTGTTAATGTTGTGGAAGCTCCTTGGAATAAAGAATTCTTCGATGAGTTAGAGATTTTCGACGGATCAAAGAAGAATAAGGACGATCAGGCTGATTGTGTTAGTGATTGCTTTATGCTTTTAAATAGAGAATTGACACTTCCGAACTTTGAAATGGCTGACTTCTCTTCTGCTCCTGTCTTCGATATACAGTCTGGTGTTACTATCCCATTTTCAGGAATAAACCTACCCAATATGGGTTTTTAATAAAGGAGCCTTATTAATATGGCTAGAACTAAACAAACAAGTACAGCACCTATTGAGAAGGCTCTAAGCCCAGACGAGCAACCAGAGCGTTTTCGTCTAGGAGAAATCGGTTACTCTGGCTTATCACTGTTTGATGGTGTTACTGCAGATGAAATCCACAGAGAATTAAACTGGCCGTATAGTGCACAGACTTATAGGGAGATGAGTTATCACACAAGCATTAATGCATGTCTTTCGTTATATGATAATCTAATCTCTAAAGTTACTTGGCGTGTAATTGAACCGCAAGACGCAACTGCAGAAGAGAAAGCACAAACAAAGTTTATTAACGAGTGCTTGTCTGATATGGATGCACCGTTCAAATCTTTCATTAAAGACGCTCTAAGTTCTAACGTATATGGCTTTGCTGTTATTGAGAAAGTATATCGTCGTAGATATAAGTCTAATGGTAGTGTATACGACGATGGTAAGATCGGGTTAAAGAAACTAGCACTACGTAATCAAGAAACTATTGAAAAGTTTATCTACGACGACTACGGTAATGAGATTCTAGGTGTTAAGCAAAACGTATCTTCTGTTACTGCAAACAGATACATTAAAAGATCAGATCAAGAAGTAATTCTACCAAGAAATAAATTTGTGCATATTACTACAGGTAGAAATCGCACAGATCCTTTCGGTAAGTCACCTCTAAGGGATGTTTACCTTGCTTGGCGTTATCTGACTGTTATTCAAGAGATTGAGGCGTCTGGTGTAGCGAAAGATCTTCAAGGTATGCCTGTGCTTTCTTTACCTCCGCAGTACATGTCTGCAGATGCGTCAGCAGAGCAAAAAGCTATCTATGAAAACTTCAAGAATATTATCCGAAATATTCAGAACAATTCACAGTCTGGTCTAATCCTACCTTCTAGTACAGACCCTGATACACGTATGCCTTTGTTCAAACTTGAACTCTTATCGGCTGGTGGTACTAAGAACTTTGATACCTCTAAAGTAAAAGAGTATTATCAGAATCAGATTTATACTGGATTATTTGCAGACGTACTCGTCTTAGGGCAAGGCGGCGGTAGTTCATTCGCGTTAGGTCAGATTAAGAATTCACTAACAGGTTCTGCTATCGAATCTATGCTAGATAATATCGTAGAAGTATTCAATCGTGATATTGTACGTCAAATTTACGATCTAAACGGATGGAATACTGCTCGTGCAGCTTCCTTAGATTACGAAGGACTACATCAAGCTGATCTTGAGACTATCTCTAAATACTGGCAGCGTGTTGCTTCAGTTGGGCTAGTAGAGAAAGACCGTGCAGTTCTGAATATCGTTAGAACAACAGGAGGCGCTGACGCTATGCCTGTAGATATGCTTCCAAGAGAAGATATTATGACTGGTAATAGCTCTAGAGCAGGGGATGGGATGGTAACTGCAGGAGAAGGTACTTCAACAGCAGTAAGTGGACAAGATAACTCATCTAATAACTTAGAGAATACAGCATAAGGAGCAATATGCCATATAGTAAATCAAATGTGCCGCAGTGGGCTAGTAAAAAAACTGCTAAAGTACAAGAAGTAGCAATCAGAGTTTTCAATGAAACTCTTCGATCAACTAAATCAGAAGAGAAGGCTAGAATTGCTTCCTTAGCCGCAATGCAGAATGCAGAGCAAGCAGAGAAAAAAGCAAAACTAAAGAAAGCAGTTACAGTAGAAGAGATTATTAAAGCAAAGTACTGTGATTAATTACTAAAGGAGGGCACGTATGCCATACTCAATGACAAAACTGCCTGATGTTTTAATTAATAAATCTTTACAAGCAAAGCAGACATTTCTAGCAAGCTATGCGTCTGCGCTTCAAAAAGGGTTAACTGAAGATGAAAGTCTCTTTGCAGGCTTAGCTGCTGTATCTAACCTAGATAAAAGCTCTAGGAAGCTCTCAGAGCCTCTAAAGCCTAAAGTACCTATGCATCTATCAGCAGCCCTGCAGAAACGTGCTGTAGAGCCTTCTAGTGGGCTTGCCGAGGCTACTGTAAAAGTCAATCCCATCAAGCAAGCCTTTCTAGGTAAGAATGCTTTAGTTCCAGAATCAGAGCGTAGTTTAGTCTCTGCAGATTTTAATACAAATAATCAACTTGTATTACAGTTCGATACTGGCGAAAAGATTATCACCAAACCGATAAATATAGATGAAAAAATTGATAATTATGTTACGCTTGCTCAGGAGAAAATTCAAGGCCCTGAGCCAACAGGTTTTATAAATAGAACAAGCTCTTTGCTTGCATTCAATAATACCACAAGAGTTTTTACTATAGCACCTAGTGCTACTTCTTATGTAATATGGCTTGCTGGTGGTGAAGTTGTAAAGAATACTACAGATCAGATCACTATACCAAATATTACAGCACTCTACTATATCTACTTTGACGTAGATGATAGCTTATTAAAAGTAACTTCTACTTTTTCAACTTTGCTATTTTCTAAACATGCAATGGTTAGTGTGATTTATTGGCAAGCAGATCAACAGCAAGCGATTTATTTTGCTGATGAACGTCATGGTATGGTAATGGATGGAGCTACGCATTCATATCTGCATCTAACAAATGGTACGGTATATCGAAGTGGTTTGGCGTTAACAAACTTGACGGTAGATCAAACAGGTGACTTACCTGCTCATGCTCAATTTGGAGTATTAGATGGCAGAATCGCTGATGAAGATATTGATATTGCAATAACCAATAATTCACCGCAACAATTGTCTAGTCTAGCAAGAATTCCTGTTTTCTATCGTTTAGGATCTGGAAATACTTGGTATAAAACAACAGCAGATGATTTTCCATTGCTATTACCGGGGGATAGTTCTGGTTATACTGGGTTAAATTTTCCTGCGTATAACCAGCTTACTTCAGGTGTTTGGTCATTAGGCGAAGTTGCAAATAGTAAGTTTCTGTTAATGCATATTATTGCAACAAATAATATTAACGAGCCTATTATTTCAATTATCGGTGGTACTTACGATACAAAACCTCTAGTACAAGCAGCAGCAAAGGCAGAGCTTCTAGGTATTGCAGGTTTACCTTTTGCTGAATTTTATCCTATCGCTACAGTTATTTATCAAGTATCTTCTACTTATACCAATAGCACAAAATCCAGATTAGTTAGCACAGACACAGGTGCAGCTTATATCGACTGGAGAGAAGCAGAGAGCCTATCTGCTGGGGCGGCTGGAAATTCATTAGATCTTAGTAATGCTTTAAATAGCTTAGGAGTAGCTTCTGAGACTGTGCCTACAGAATTTATCGTTAAGCAATCTGGTGCATGGGTAAGAGCAACACTAACACAAGTAAAGAATTGGGTCAATGCTGTATAAGTATAGGATTGATTTACTAATAAACATACGCTTATTTATAAGCATTGAAAATAAATAATCCAAGGATAACTATGCAACCAGCACATATCGATTTGGAAGTCTACAAAGGTTCAACTTTTGTCAAAGGCGTTCAATGGAAAACAGGCGACCCAGCAGTAGCAGTAAATCTCACAAATTGTACTGCTAGGATGCAAATTAGAAAAGTAGCAAATGACTCTATTATATTAGATACTCTAACTACAGAAAATGCTAAGATTGTAATTGATGAACCCCTAAATGGTAAATTTAAAATTATAATCCCTGCTGCAGTTTCCACTGCTTATACTTTTACAAGTGCAGTCTACGATTTAGAAATTGTATATCCTGATCAGACTACAGTTTACAGATTATTGGAAGGTAACGTATTAGCTGTACCAGAGGTTACAAGATGACAGATATTATCGTCCACACTGAGGATTTAACAAGTGTAATCACTATAAGTACACAAGGCCCGCAAGGTATTCAAGGACCACAGGGCATTCAAGGCGAGATAGGTCCAATTGGTCCAGCAAATGAATTAAGTATAGGTACAGTTACTGATGGTTTAATTGCTAATGCGACTATAACAGGTACAAGTCCTAGTCAAATACTTAACCTAGTTTTACCTCAAGGCCCACAAGGCGTCCAAGGACCACAGGGCAGTCAAGGCCCGAAAGGTGACACTGGAGACATTGGACCGCAGGGACCGCAGGGTATTCAAGGGCTTAAAGGAGATACTGGCGATGCAGGACCACAGGGACCGCAAGGTATCCAAGGTGAAACAGGCCCAGTAGGACCGCAAGGATTGCAAGGTATCCAAGGTATCCAAGGTGAAACAGGCCCAGTAGGACCGCAGGGAC